CCACCGCCACCACCCAGCTTGCTTGGCAGACTTCCACGACCGCTGACACTTCGGTTTATGTCCGGTATGTCGTTGGCACCGCTGCTGGTGTTGGCCGTGCTATCATTACCGTCAGCTACGTTCAGCGCGCTCCGAATGGCGCTCAAGCCCCCGCCAGCGCCTAATAGCCAGGAGCTAGTAATATGATGCAAACAGATGTCAAATCTACGCATCTAAACGCTTCTGGTTCTGTTTATGCTGCTAGAGCGCGCGTTAAAGGGATTGTCATTGTTGCCACCGCCTCAACTGCTGGCGTATTGGTGATTAAGGACGGTGGGTCTGGCGGAACTACGGTTATTGAAATCGACGTTCCGTCTAACCCATACCCCATTCCCTTTTATGTTGCTGTGCCGGGCGAAGGCGTGTTGTGCGCCTCAAACGTATATGCAACGCTTAACGCGGGCATTTCTAGCGTGACGGTGTTCTATGGCTAAGACCCCGGCATGGACGCGGAAAGAAGGCCATGAAAAAATATAAGACTCCCGCTTGGTCTAGGGCTGAAGGACGTTCTGAGAAGGGCGGGCTGAACGCAAAGGGCCGGGCGTCTTATAACCGCGACAACCCAGGGAAGCCTGGGTTGAAAGCGCCGCAGCCCGAAGGTGGTCCTAGGAGAGATAGCTTCTGTGCCAGGATGGCTGGTATGAAAAAGAAGCTGACATCCGCAAAGACCGCTAATGATCCTAACAGCAGGATTAACAAATCCTTGCGCGCATGGAAGTGCTGAAATGGTTGACAACCACGAATCAGCTAAGCAAATAGTTGACGCTTTATCGTTTGGGACGGTGATTGGAACAATGGCTGGCGTGCTTCCCAGTATCGCGGCTATCTTCACCATAGTGTGGACGGTGATCCGCATCTATGAAACTGAGACATTTCGTAAGGTATTTGGGATTCCTCTCGTCGGTTCGAAGCCAAGGGAAGACTAATGGATCAGCTCCTCAACCTTGTCCGCACAGTCGCTCCAACGCTTGCCACAGCGGTTGGTGGGCCTTTGGCTGGCATGGCTACCAGAGCTATCTCAGACGCCCTCCTAGGCAAGCCTGATGGCTCTCAGGAGGAGCTGCTGGCAGCAATGCCTAACGCAACACCGGACCAGCTTCTTGCCCTCAAGAAGGCCGATCAAGAATTTAGCGTTCGTATGCGTGAACTAGAGATTGATCTTGAGCGCATTAGTAACGAAGACCGCAACTCAGCCCGCAATCGAGAAGTTCAGGCAAAAGACTTCACTCCCAAGATTCTAGCTGGCGGCATCACTGCCGGTTACTTTGGCGTTTTGTTCTATATGCTGAGATACGGCCTGCCCACAACGGGCGGTTCTGAAGCTATGCTGGTTATGCTAGGCACTTTGGGGACGGCCTGGGGTGGGGTTGTTGCCTATTACTTCGGCTCTTCTGCTAGCTCCAGTAAGAAGGACGGCACCATTGATAGGATGGCCCGTAAATGAAGGGCAACTTTGAACGCTGCCTGAAGTTTGTGCTGCGCCACGAAGGCGGCTGGTCTGACGACCCGCATGATCCTGGCGGCGCTACCATGAAGGGCATCACCCTTCTGACCTACAAGGTTTATCTCGGTCGGTTGCCCAGCAAAGACGAACTTCGCAACATCCCTGACGAGCATGTAATTGACTTGTATAAAACTCGCTATTGGGATAATGCCAGTTGCGACAACCTCGATGTTGGCGTTGATTTGGTAGTGTTTGATATGGCGGTTAATAGCGGAGTTGGACGTTCTTCTAGAATGCTTCAGCGTTGCGTTGGGGCGGGTGTTGATGGCGCTATTGGCGCAAAGACTATCGCTCTAACCAAAGGCATTATGCCGCGCGATCTTGTTATCCGCTTCTCCACAGAACGGCGCAACTTCTACAAGACGCTCGAAACATTTGACCGCTTTGGCAAAGGCTGGATGCGCCGCACTGACGAATGCGAAGCTGAAGCATTTAACATGATTGGAGATAAGTGATGACCCCGAAGAAACCGCGTGGCATGAGAATGCCTCCCGCAATGCCCCCCGATATGCCTTCCGCTGGCGCTGGTATGCCTCGCTTTGGCGCTCGCGCTATCCGCCCAGGCGGCATGGCTAAGGGCGGCAAGGTTCCTATGAAAGAATGGGAAGCCTCCAAGGAAGACATGAAGCAGGACAAGAAGCTCGCTGCCAAGCGCGGCGAATCTTTGGCTGCTTGGGAAAAGTCTGCCGCTGATAAGAAGCATGATGCCCAGCAGTCCATGAAGGGGCTGAAGATGGGCGGTATGACCAAGATGGCCAAGGGCGGCGGCGTTGAGTCCAAGGGCAAGACTAAAGGGAAGATGATCTGATGGCTGAAGAAACCGCTGCTGAAGCTGCTGCGCGTGCGCGTGCGGCCCAGCGTGCCGCTGAAGCCCCTTCCGCTGAAGAAGCTAGGGCAGCCCAACGGCGCGCGTCTCGCTCTCCCACTGCGGCTGAAGCTCGCGCCGCTCAAGTTCGTGGTGGCAACTACGTCAACAGCCGCGATTTGCTAATGGATCGTGGTCAGGCTGAGTACAACCGCGCCGTTAATAACAACGCGACTTCCATGCCTGAGCCTCCAGGCGGTCGTCGCCTTGGGTATGGTTCTCCTAGCATGCCGGAACCCCCTGCTGGCCGTATGCCTACTCCTGGCCCAGCAACAAGCGGCGTTGGCTCCGCACTCAGGTCTGGCGCTGGTGCCGTTCTTAGAGGCGTCTCTCGTATCCCTGGGGTTGATTCAATCGTTAACGCGACGCCTGCTGCTCGCGCTCAATTGACGGATACCGCAGAAGGCCGTCGCATGTTGGCCGAACATGAAGCTAGCCGGAACCCGCGCCGTGCTGATGCAGACATGGAAAATCCCATGCCTCGCCCGCGTGTTGGGGATGAGATTAATGCTGAAGTTGCGGCTCGTAGACCGCGTCCTAATACTCGCCCCAGCACTCGCATGTCTCCCCGCGAAATGAGCGCCAATGAACTGAACGAAATCTCCCAGGCCGTGTCTTCTCGCCGTGGTGGCGCTGAGATGGAGCCTGGGCGTGCCGGTGATATCGCCCGCCGCATTGCCGCCCGTGAAGGCGAGCAAGAGCGTCAGGCTGAACTGTCTGCCATGAAGCGTGGTGGTCCGGTTAAGAAAATGGCCAAGGGTGGCGTTGTCAAGTCTTCGGCTTCTGGCCGTAGCGATGGCTGCGCGGTTAAGGGCAAGACCAAAGGACGTATGGTATAATGGCGAAGATGAAGTCCTGTGGCTCCAAGGGTTACGCTGAAGGCGGCGATGTGGAAGAGGATATGAGTGAGAAGCGGTCCGCTCCTCGCAAGGCTCCTCCTGCTAGGCCCGCCGCCCCCAGGCTTCCTGCTGGTCGGCGTGAGGAAGACTTCATTCCGAGATACCAGGGCAATGTGAAAGACCTTCTCTCTCGCACCCCCATGACCCCAATGACCGATCAAAGCCGTCAACGCCTCAAGGCTGGCGGTATGGTCAAGGCTGATGGCTGCGCCACGAAGGGCAAGACCAAGGGAAGGTTTGTCTAATGGCTATGATGAAGGCTCGTAAGCCGAAGCGCTATGCTGAGGGCGGCCAGACAACCGGCAACTCTTTGTATGATGCTTTTGTTAGAGCTAGAGGGTCTAATTCTTCTGAGGCAACCTCAAACCCTTTGTATGATTCTCTTGCAAACATTGGCGCAAAAAGCCCAGCCACGACAACAGGGCCTCGCGCAGTCAATATGCCGGGGGCTGGTTATGTCCCAGGCATGAGTGGAGAGCATCTTTACTTCGCCCCATCAGCAACTGACGCAACATCACCAACTTCTTACGCCGCAAATGCGGCACAACAAGCATCTGACGCCCAAGCATCTTACAACGCATACAATACTGGCGGCGGCAGTGGCGGCGCTGGTGGCGGCGCTGCCTCTGGTGATGCTGCTGGCGCGGCTTCCTCTGGTGAAGGCGCTGGCGCTGGCGGCTCTCCTGGCGATGCTGGGGGCAGTGCAAGCGGCACTGGCGGCGATGGTGGCGCTGGCAGCGGTACTGGTACTGGAGCCAGGGGAGGCAAGGTCCATGGCAATGGAAAGGGTATTGGCTATGCCAAAGGAGGCGCTCTTAAATCTATGCCAATGAAAAAAATGGCCAAGGGTGGCGTTGTCAAGTCCAGCCGTGGCGATGGTTGCGCTGCTAGAGGCAAGACCAAAGGGCGTATGGTGTGAAGAAGCAGGACAAGATCGAGAAGGTGATGGGGGAGTTTAAGGAAGGCTCTCTCAAGTCCTCCAGCGGCGATGAGGTTAAGAACCGCAAGCAGGCGGTGGCTATTGCCCTCTCTGAAGCCGCCCATATGAAAGCTGGTGGCAAGGCCGAAAAGCCTCTATATGAGCGTCCTAGGCCAGCTAACATGAAGTCCAAGACCATGACGCCCACGCAGAAAGCTGCGGCGTCTAGAATCGCTAAGGCTTCAGGGGATAAGAAGGTTGGTTTGTTTGCCCGCATCAACGCCATGAAGAAGGTGAAGTGAGATGGCCAAGAACTGGATTAAGGACGCCATCAAGAAGCCCGGCGCATTGCGTTCGTCTCTCGGCGTCAAGGCTGGTGAAAAGATTCCGGCCAAAACTCTAGCGACAGCAGAGAAGAAGCCGGGTATTATGGGCAAGAGAGCGCGCCTTGCGAAAACTCTCTCAAAGCTTGGACGCCCGTAAATGACAACTTCCGGCACTGCGGTTTGGAATCTCGATATCGCTGACGCGATTGAGGAAGCATACGAACGTGCTGGCATTGAGGCCCGCACTGGCTATGACTACCGAACTGCCCGCCGCTCGTTGAATATCCTGGCGGCTGAATGGTCTAACCGGGGCCTAAACCTCTGGACCGTTCAGGAGAATAGCCTAGTCCTGACGCCCGGCACCAAAACCTACACGCTTCCTGCCGATACGATTGATATCATCGAGACAATCATTCGTGTGAATAGCAACGGCACTCCGCTGGACTACACGGTATCTCGGATTGGCGTTGGCGATTACGCCACGTTGCCCAACAAGAACAGTACGGGCCGCCCTCTCCAAATCTATGTGAATAGGCAAGTCAGCCCTAACTACACCCTCTGGCCCGTTCCTGATCTGCCCTACACGATCATCTACTGGACCATGCGCCGCATCCAAGATGCAACCACGGCGACTGACGTGATGGATATGCCTGTCAGATTCGTGCCTGCCCTGGTGGCTGGCCTAGCCTTCCAACTGGCTATGAAGCGTCCAGAAGCCGCTCCACGGGTTCCTATGCTCAAGGCAGAGTATATGGAGCAGTTCCAGCTAGCAGCCGATGAAGACCGTGGCAGAGAGCCTGCTCGCTTCGTGCCTTGGATGTCGTACCCGTGACAGCTAAATTTGCACGGGGCAATAAAGCTTATGCTTTTTGTGATAGATGTTACCAGAGGTATGACCTAAGCGAATTAACCTATCAAGTTGTCAACCAGAAGCCGACTGGGCTGAAGGTCTGCGATGAATGCAATGACGTAGATCATCCTCAGTATCAGTTGGGCAAGACGCCGATCAATGATCCGGTTGCCCTGCTTGAGCCTAGGCCGGATATTAACCCTGGCCGCAGCACTCCGGGTTGGAATCCAGTCGGTAATTCTGCTACCACCATGAATGGTAATGCTGGTATTATTAACGTATATACCCCATAGGAGATTTAGATGAGCAGCCCTACCAGCGAAGACATGAAGAAGTATGGGCGGAACATGGCCCGCGCCATGAACCAGAAGTCTGCCCGCAGAGCCACGAAGCCTTTCCCGTTTCCGGTGGGCGAAGCTAAGGTCACTGAACCTAAGCAGATGCCGCACGACCAGAAGGCCGACAACGAAGCTATCGTTGCCAACGAAGGCTCGCCCCGCAAGGCAACCAAGATTCGCGGCACTGGCGCTGCCACCAAGGGGACTATGGCTCGCGGTCCTATGGGCTGAGGAGTAGAAGGCAATGAACTACGCAACGCTTGTAACTCTTCTACAAGACTACACACAGAACTCATCTGACGAGTTCATTGCCGCTATCCCTAATATTGTCCGCCTTGCTGAGGATCGTATCTATCAAACGGTGCAGTTTCCTGCACTAAAGAAGAACGCGACATCCAATTTTGTGACGGGCAATAAGTATTTGGCTGCCCCGACTGACTTCCTTGCCTCCTACTCAATGGCAGCAAAGAGCGCGTCTGGTGTGTATTCTTATCTTCTTGAGAAAGAAGTTGGGTATATCAACGAGGCTTTCCCCAATCCTTCTGTGACTGGAGTGCCGCGTTATTACGCGCTATTTAATAACGCCACGTTCGTTGTTTCGCCAACGCCAGACGCATACTACGATGTTGAGCTTCATTATTTCTACGAACCTCCAAGCATTGTGGATGCTGGCACGTCCTGGCTTGGCACGAATGTTGAAAGCCCGCTATTCTATGGCTGCTTGGTGGAAGCCTACACTTACATGAAGGGCGATCCTGACCTTGCCACATTGTATCGTGCGAGATACGATGAAGCTATGTCCCGCCTTAAAGACCTTGGCGAAGGTAAGGATAAGCGCGACAACTTCAGGCTCGATCTTCCCAGGATCGTGCCGACTTAAGGGATTCCTATGGCTATTGTCCAAGCCTTCTGCACGAGCTTCAAGCAGCAGCTTCTTGAGGGCGTGCATGACTTCCGTGCGGTTGGAGGCGACACGTTCAAGGTGGCGCTCTACACGGAGTATGCCAACCTCAACGCCACGACGACTGCCTACACCACGACCAACGAGATCGTCATTGCTGGCTACACTGCTGGCGGCATCACCCTAACCAACATCACGCCTAGCCAATACAATCTGGCTGGGGTTGCTTCATTTGAGAGCGTCACATGGACTGGGCAAATCGCCGCTCGTGGCGCTTTGATCTACAACACCACGCCTGCCCATACCTATACCAACCCGGCCTGTCTGGTCTTGGATTTCGGCTCTACGCGCTACGCCTCAAACGGCACCTTCACTCTCAACTTCCCGCAGATCACTGATCTCAGCGCGATTGTGAGGATTAACTAATGGCGCTTCTTGTTGCTGACCGCGTTCAGGAAACCTCGACCACAACAGGCACTGGCAGCGTCACGCTTGATGGCGCTACAACTGGATACCAGACCTTCTCGTCGGTCTTATCAACCGGCGACACCACCTATTATACCATAGCCGATCAGAGCGGTTCCAACTGGGAGGTTGGTCTTGGAACATTCACGTCTCCCTCGACGCTAGCCCGCACCACCATCCTTGCCTCCAGCAACTCTGGCTCTGTCGTCACGTTTGGTGCTGGCACCAAGAACGTCTTCATTACCTACCCTGCTGGCAGATCGGCCCTAACAAATTCAAGCGGTATTCTGCCCGTCTCCATTGGCGGCACTGGCGCGTCAACGCTGACGGCCAACAATGTTATCCTGGGCAATGGCACGAGCGCCGTCCAGTTTGTTGCCCCAGGCACCAGCGGCAATGCGCTGGTCAGCAACGGCACGACATGGGCAAGCTCTTCCGTTCCTGGCGGATGGGTATACCTCTCGACGGTTACGGCATCCGGCGCGGCAACAGCAGACATCGAAACCACATTCGATAGCACATATGACAATTACGCTATTGTGGCTAATGGCGTTTACCCATCCACAGCCGGTGGACAAGCTATTTATATGAGGTTTAAGATTTCCGGGACATATGCAACCGCCGCATACGCTTACGCAATATTATCTAATACAGCAGGAACAGCAACGGCGGTGGCAACGTCTGGAGCAGCGCAAATAGCTATAAATAACTTAAGCACTGCTGGCTTATCAAATATTACATCAAACTTTATTTGCACTATTTATAATCCATCATCTTCTTCTGTTTATAAAGTTTCCACTATTACAGGCCAATCAAACGCTAATAGCACTTTGGGGAATTTCACCACATCAGCATGGTATGCTCAAAACACCGCCTTGACCGGCGTTCGATTTCTTATGGCTACGGGAAACATTAACGGCACTTTCCGCCTCTACGGCATCAAGAA